AAATCATTCGAGTCTCTAACTCGTCTGCAGATAAATCGTCGAGCTTACCAGTCCTAATAATCTTTTGTTCTATATATAATCCTGCTGCCTTACCCCTTGCAACCTCTGCATTAATGGCTGCAGACCACGCACCTTTTTTTCTTGAGTCGTCTCTTAGTTTAGCAAGTTCAGCAATGTGACTACCGTATGTGATATCGTATTTTTTTTGATACTCTTCTCTCAACTCTCCAATGTACTTTACTACCAAAGGATATTTACGTGGATTAGTTAGTTCAGATGCAGTGATTCTTGCACGGTCTTTGTCATATCCAGCATCGATTGCACACTCTGTTTTTGTTTTACGGCCTTCATTACTGACAAGTTCGTAAGCAAACTTCATTTGCATTTCTGTTAATCTTTTTGGTAGACCCATATTAATTTATTTTTTCTATTCTTATTATTTTATTGTCTTTGGATAATTCTGCTTTGACTCTTGAACACATATAAATCACATTGTCGCCACTATTTCTGGATGCGGTTCTTTTCTTCTTCAAACACTCAGATACAGTTGGTGTATAGGTCATCTCTTTGAGTTCTTGTGGATTTCCTACAAACATTAACAATGCCATAATCTCTATCATTTACCGTTTTTCCTTACTAGTTTTTCTACATCTTGTTGTAGCTTTTCTATCTTCTTTGTTGCCTCTGTTAATAATACTTTAGTGTGTATATTCTCATCTAATTGTTTTTGATGTTTCTCTAACATCTTTGCGTTCATCTCTATTAACATTAACATCTCTAAGTTCTTTGGCTTTTGCTCTGCACGTTTTAACAGGTCTGCTTCCATCAATTGTTTAGATGTCTCCAAGTTATTTATGCGCTCAACAATACCAAAGTATGCCCACACTCCTACTGCTACAGCAGCTACAATACTGATCAGATTCCTGACTGGCATTGATATATGTGTTGATTCTGAAATCTTCATAACTTGATAAAGGTAACATCAAGTGTTATACATTTCAACCATATGATGGGAAAGTTATTTAGACAGGTATTAGATAAACTTATGGCTTCACCAGTTGCGCAGGATGCAAGAGTTCAAGTTGCATTACCTGATGGTAAATTTTATGACATCAAAGGTATTCAGCTGATGGAAAATAAACTTTTGGGTGTCCGTGAAACTCACAGAATTGTTTTAGTGATTGATCCTGAGAAGTGGAGAATGGGTAATGTTGTTAAAAAATTAGGTGAGTTTAAAATACAGTAGTTACCGTGAAACCTGAGACAAAATTCTGGCAAGAAGTTCGTAAACAGATGTCTAAAATAAGGTGGACAAGGATTGAAAACATTAGCGTTCCTGGTGTTCCAGACTTGTTGGGATACAATAAAAATCATACCTTTTTCACAGTTGAGTTGAAAGTTACAACCAGTAACAAAATCCGTTTTTCACCACATCAAATTGCCTTCCATGTGACCCATCCATTAAACAGTTTTATCTTAGTAAAGCACCTTGCTTCTAGCGACGTGAAACTTTACGAGGGTCAACAGATTGAAGAGCTTGCTGCTTGCGGCTTGGAGCTTGAACCTTTATGTTCGGGGCTTGCAGCTTGCTGCTTGTTCCTTGAGGAGCTTGGAGCTTGGAGCTTGAGGCTTGAAAAGCTTGACGCTTGAGGCTTGAGGCTTGCAGCTTGTGGCTTGGCGCTCCAGGTCCCGGCAACTCTGTTTAACCGGGCCCAGTCCTGGAGCATGTTTAGTGAGCTGCGTAGGCAACATTCTTAACAGATTTGTCCCAGCATGCCCGGCAATCTTGGCAGGCGTTGCCCTGCTTTGGAGCTGGACATGTTGCCTGGGCCGGGTTGGTTGTTACCGTTGATGTATGGTCCCAGCTCGCCGGCGCGTCGCCGTCAACCATCGTTGCAGAGAATCTCACCACCAAATTATCCGGTGCCAGGTTCATGTATTTTTTAACCCAGGCTTCACGCGTTGGCATCCAGTGAGCGGTGTCCGGTGTCATACGACAAACAGCAAATATTTTTGACAAGTGCTCGACGTCCTGCACGTCGCCGGAATCATGCCATCTAAAAAATTTATTTCTTTTTGCGTTGATCTGTGCTGCCATTGCTTCAACCCATCTCGGATGTTTAATTGACTCGAGTCGCTTGTATTGAGCTGCTTGAACCACTTTGAAGACGTAACAATTCTTCAAAGCATAACAACCATGGCAGGTGCTGCCCTCTACTTTGGCAAGTTTAGATCCCGTTTTACATTCCTTAGCCGGCAGGCCATAAGCATGTCCAGGCATCTTTGACGGCTTGGAAAGTGAGCCGGTTATATCTTTATAATTCATATCCTACATTATCCTATAATTAAGATTGTTTGTCAACCGGCTTGTTGCTTGTGGCTTGCTGCTTGTTGCTTGTGGCTTGCAGCTCTTTAAAAAATTTCTCGCAAGATTTTACATAGCTAGCCGGCAGCGTCGCGTGGTCCTGGAGGAACCACGCGGTTAAATCATGTTTTTTAATTCTTCTTCTCGGCATAACGATCCATATCTTTTTTAACTAAGCGTAGAATCTCTTCTAGCGCGTCAGCTATTCTTTTTAAGTTTTCATTGTCCATAATTATTCCTTTCGACTGTATCCTATATCATCCTATACTATAGCCGTCAAGCTTGATGCTTGTCGCTTGGAGCTTGTCGCTGGGGTCCAACCTCGGGAAACCCTGCGGACGAACTGAACGCATTAAGTCGACCTGCGCCAGGATTCGTGTTTGGACCCAGCTTGTCTAAACAACGTGTGACCCCGAAGGGTCACACTAAGGATATATTCACTCATGAAAAGAAATGAATACACTCCTATATAATCCTATTGACATTTATTGTCAAGGGGTATATGATAAAAAAATAATTGCTTAACGAAAGGATATAATATGACTGCAATTACAAAAGACTTTAGACTGAACGCACAAAAGCGTAAGTCTTTAGTATCGCATTACGAAGATCATCTTCGTAATAAAAGAACAAGAGTTCGCATGGCTTATGATGAAGCTAGAGAGAACTTCGTAGAACTACAACCTAAAATCTGGGAACTGATAACCAAGATTGTTAGGAAACATCAACCACAACAGGACGTGGATACCATTAATTCTATGAGAGCAAAGTATGGAGATAATGGGGGTCATATACATAATGATAGTTGTTTTTACTTTACAAATCCTACTGATGAAAAGGATAGCGAGGGTAAGACAATAACTAACTCTAATGAAATACATCTTGATATGAAACTCGACGCCAATGTTAATAATAGTTATAATAATAACTTTGCTTATGCTTATTATTATGATGATTTAAAACTACATGGCTTAGACCCAGACTTTGAGTATAGGTGGAGAGATAAAAGAAATCCTAGATACTATGAAACTGAAAATCAGGTTAGAGAGTTTATAGGTTTTAGTCGTAATAAAAATGATGACGATATAAATAAACCTATCAATGACCCATTTTGGAAACATACTATTCCTGTTATTGGAACGAGTTATTGTCATAGTAGACAGTTTCAAGTTGATGACATTACACACTCAACCTTAAATCAATTTAGAATAGCACAAGAAGAGTTAGTTAGAACTCATGAAGCTATGTTTGATTACATCAATGAAAAGGTAACTAAGATAGAGCAAGGTTTAAAATCTTATACTAAGTACAGTCAAGCAAAAGAATTGTTTGATAAACTTGGAATACCTTTAAATGAAGCTATGCTTAACGATCAGTCTACAATGGCTTTAAGTGTATTCAGTCCTGATAACTTGGCGGATATGCTTACAGACAAAGATGACGAGTTTGAAAGTCGAGAAGCTAAGATCGCTCATTTCAAAGCATTACAAAGTGCAAGTATAAATTAAGACTTGACAGGGTATCCTATTTAATATAGGATACCCTTAACGAAAGGATATATTATGACAATAAAGACATACTTTAACATTACTTACTTTGCTAAGAAGCATAAGGGCTTTATTACAAGGTCAGGTAAGGTTGATAACAAAACAAAAGAGTGGACAGATAAAAAGGGAAACAAGTGTTTCACTTATTTTGATTTAGATAACATGGGATATAGAACTGCAGTAGGGGACTATGTCGTAACACCGAAAGGATATAATTAATATGTGGTTTATATTTAAAACATTATTCTTCTTTTTTTGTATGGGTGCAACAGTATTTATGGGAGCGCTCAACATTATACCAAATACAGTCGCGATAATCTGTGCAGTAGGTTTTTTCTTTTGCATGGGTTTATCTGTGGCGCAATTATTCTGTGAGGACCTATGAGTCAGTTTAATTGGTGTCATGGACCAGAGTGCCACAAGCGACACACCTTAGGTAGAATTAGAGGTGTAAAAGGTAACAAAGTTTTACGTACACGTAAAATTAAACTTGACCGATGGAACGAAAATAGATGGTATGCTTATTTTTGTGATGAGAGATGTAGGTCCGAGTATATGCAAAAACATTTACGAGAGATCATTGCATTAGAGCCTAGAAGCGAGCCTCTCGAAACAAGTATCGAGGTGCAACAGACAAAAAAATTAAATTGGCAAGGCAATCCATACATAGATAAAAAAATAATAGAAGCATAATTAATAGAGGTACCAGCAACGAGCCAAAAAAGGCTCGTTGCTTTTTTATTAATACCCCTAATATACAAAGGGGTCCCAAAGCTAGCCCCTTTATGCCTTGTTTTATAGATAGACATGGGTTAAAATCATTCTAGGTTCCAAAATTAAACCAAAAAAATTTTGCAGAAAAAATTTTCGAAATGAAAGTCGATTTAAATAAAATAAAAAATTTACCCCCTGACGTCAAAAAAGACTTCATGAAGATGTATCTTAGATACACGGATAAGAAAAAGGAGTCTCAAATTCAAAATGATTTTATGAGTTTTGTAAAACATATGTGGCCAGAATTTATTGAAGGGACCCACCATAAAATGATTGCAGATAAATTTAATAAAATTTCAAAAGGTGAACTAAAGCGTGTCATCATTAACATGCCACCAAGACACACTAAGTCTGAATTTAGTTCTTATCTATTACCCGCTTGGATGATTGGTCGTAACCCAAAACTTAAAATCATTCAATCAACTCACAATACCGAACTCGCAGTACGTTTTGGTCGTAAAGCTAAAACATTAATGGACACTCCTGAGTACACTTCAATATTTAAAACAAGACTCAGGCAGGACTCACAAGCTGCGGGTAAATGGGAAACCCAGCAAGGAGGTGAGTACTATGCAGCGGGTGTCGGGTCAGCAATCACAGGAAGAGGTGCAGACCTTTTAATTATTGATGACCCACACTCGGAACAAGATGCACTAAATGCTGATGCATTAGAA